TCTTTGCAGACAATCCTCGTGTCGCAGTGAACACAGAAGCGCTGCCATTTTATGCAGAACAACATGGCGACATTTTGTTAGGATTCCATCACGGACACAAAGTAGCGAACAAACGCTTACCGATGTTGTTTGCCAGTGAGCCTAAGTTTAGAAAGATGTGGGGCGAAGCTGAGTACACTTATATCCACACAGGGCATTACCATCATCAGGAGCAAGAAATTGCAGAAGGCGGTGGCGCGATTGTAGAAAGGCATCCTACTTTGTCAGCACGGGATGCGTATTCGGCAAGGGGTGGATACGTGAGTTGGCGATGTGCCAGGGCGGTGACTTACCATAAGAAAGATGGTGAGCTAAGTCGGACAACGGCGAAGCCCAGATTGCATTAAAGTGGATCCCCATATTCATCCACTTCTCTATCATCTCCAAAGAATCCCTGATTAGGACAGCTAGCTGACTCACTGTAATCATCGTAACTCTTAGAGGGTGAATGACATCGAGAGTGTAGCAGCTTTATCTTGAACGGCCGATCTTTGGGGTCAGCATAGATTCCTTTTGTTCGATCACCATCCCCAAGCATCTCGTAAACATCAGCACCATCGAACACTCCATAGCCGTCATAGGCAGGGTCATGATAGTTTTTGTCTGGTGTAACGAGTACACAGTCAGACTTTTCTGGCTGGTGACTCCACTTGTTCATTACCGACTCGTTACATTCGGCGCATTGCCATGAAAAGAATCCCATAATTATTACTCCCTATTAGTTAAACATAGCTTACTTTTTTTTGTACACGAAACCTACACATTTTTGCATTAAAAAAGCTGGCAGGGATTCTGGCAAACCGACCATAAACTACCCGTCTCCACACTAAAAGCTGGCAGAATGATTGTTTTAACTTGTTGATTAATAAGGTTTTTGTATAGGCTACAAGAAGATCGAGTCTCTCCGTCCGCACCATACAACCCTTTGATTCATAAGGGATTTAATTTAGAGTCTGGCAAAATGCTGGCAGAAGGTACACGATTATGTACCTAATTCCCTATTTGTTTCTGATACGCTTCTTCTAATTTAGACCCGTGCCTCGCACCTGTTTGTTGAACAAACCGCGCGTAATGTTTTAACGTGGTTATGCTGGTTTCATGCCCCATTTGTCCCGCAACATATTCTAAGTCTTCTCCAACTTGCAACATGGTCGATGCGTAAGTGTGTCGAGTTTGATAAGGCACTCTATAACGAACTCCTGCTTTTCTAAGTACATCAACCCATTGATCACGTATGCTGTTAGTTGAACTCCAAGGATTGTCTGTGTTTGGATTTGTAAACACAATGTCAGCCATACTTGGCTTTACTGGAAACTTTTTAGGCGCTGGCATTCTAAGAAAGGTGTACTCTTTATAGGCAAGTAAGCATTGCATTGCAGGGCCAACTAAATCGACTGTCCGAAGAGAGGCTTGTGACTTAGGAGGTCGAAACTCATTAGGGCTCGCATCAACGATTACTTGGTCTATCCGAATAGTGCATCCGATGAAATCAACACGACTCCAACATAGACCTCTTATTTCTTCTGGGCGCAGTCCTGTGAAGAACTGAAACATCAGCTGTAATCCGAACTGTCTACGTGCAGCTCTGATGATGGCATCTCGTTCATCCCAAGAGAAGGGCTCAATGCGAGTGGCTTCTGGCTGTATAATCACTTTGGGGCTTTTTAGTTTTTTACCATACAAGGGGTTTACAGCAATAATGCCTTCTTCTATTGCTGAGTTAAGCGCATCTCGCAGAACAGCCACTCGTTGAGAGCGAGTTTTTGCTAGGACATCCATCTTTAAGGCCCAATCCTTAACATCGAGCCACGTTAAATCAACCACACGGATTTTAGCCAAAGGGGTTTTTAATACTTGGCCTTCAATAATTCGTTTATAAAATTTATGAGTGCCAGGGCCGATAGCATAGTGGTTGTTAAGCCAGTGCTTTAAGAAGGTGCCGAAAGTACGGCGATTGGAATATAGTTTTGCTCTAGGGGAGTTAGGGAACGTGGCTAGGTAGTCAAACGTCCCTGCTTTAATGGCTTCATTGATTTGAGCGAGGTGAACATAGCAGCGTTTTAAATTAGCGGGGGTGGGCTCAAGCTTGATTGGCTCGCGTTGCCGATCTTGGGGCGTTGGGTAGCGGAAGACGATCTCGATTGTACTTTTAGAGACTTCCCTGACGTTTGTGAACTGCTGCTTCTTCGGTCTACCCATGCTTCGTAGCCTCCTAGACTTATCAATATCCTATTATCAGGTGCTCTGGAGAATACCTCATTCTCTTGCCAGACACCTTCACTGATTTTAGAGCGTATAGCAACTTCTGTATAGCCTGACAGTTCTGAAAACTTACTTATGGTTACTCTGTCTAACATGGTGCTGCCTTTGTGTTTGTGTGCTTACGCTATTAGCTCAACTACTATTGAGGGGTGAAAAAAAAGATTTCGATTATTAAACTGGGGGGCCTTGAGGCGATGTTGAGGTTGAATTGCACCCGAATGAAAGAAAGTTAATTTTGCTTTCTAACACACTCCATTTCGGCCAACAGTCTTTGTCGTTGTCAGTATGTATTATCCACCAACACCAGCAAGACTGCGTGTGCCAATACATCGAACGACTTCGATTGTTGTTTAAATTTTGAACTAACATTACTTTAGCTCCCAGTTATTTTGTCGGTGAGTACCAATCACCATATCGCAAACTATGACATCTTCACTTTGAAGGTCATATATGCAATTGTCTTGCAGTTTCAGAATCTGCGTAATTCCCTTTTCGCTATAGAAGAAGCGTCCAACAAAACGATTTCCATCGTTAAGTTCTACGAACACTTCAGCCCCAGATTGTGGTTTAACACGATTGGAGCATACGATAAATGAGTCTTTAGCTATGTAGGGTAGGTAGTCATCTACATTAATCTGTACTGCGTAAGGTTCCAAGTCTCCTTGGACTTCAACAGATTGTATAGCGTCAATGGTAGGATTTCCTCTAATTGCGTAGCGCACAGCAATTGATACTTTAGGGTAAAAAGATGTGCGTACTGGTTCCATTAATTCAGGATAAATGTCTGAAGGGGAGACATTCATAGCCTGGGCGAAATTAACAACCGCAGTCATGTTCAAAGGAACTTTACCGAGGAAGTACTGTGATATGGCACTTTGTTGTTTGAGGCCCATTTTTTGGGCAAGTAGGGTTTGATTTAATCCTTCGTCAGCTTTAAGGCGATTATAGATAGAGAGAATACGTTGGACTGCTCGACTTTCTGCTTCGGGCGAAGCATCGGTTCCAACGAGTAAGCTCGCTTTAGCCATTGGGTGTCTTCCTGTAGTTTATATAGTTGTATGGATCTACGCCCATTCATACGTTGCTATGCCACTTCTTCGAGGCATGACGACATTATAAACTCAGCAACCCCACGTTTGTCAATAGCTGAACTACTAAAGGTATCTATGGTCACTTTTTGACTAAAATCAGTGATGATCAGGTTATCTTTAGACCGCATTCCTTCGGGCGCTTGCATACCAATCACTAATGCTACTTTACGGCCTTCTTCTTGACGGCTTTTTAACCAATGCAATTGCTGTAAGGATAAGCATGTCTTTATCTCAGTATTGGAACGCTTAGGAGGATTAGACACGTACTTATACTCAATCCACAGGTCGCCACCTGAGCCAGAGTAATACGCGTCCGCTACGCCACCATGAAAATTATCGTTGATCTTCCATTTGTACACAGTTGAGGGGAGCATTTTGTGTATGGCTTTGATGTAGCTATGCTCGTTCATTTTATCTCCAGCTATAAAAAAGCCACCCCGAGGGATGGCTTTTATCTACCTACTACCTAGTGGATGGTAGGGTCGGTCATGCCTTTCATGGCAAAGTAAGTAGCGCGGGCTTCAGCGTACAACTCAGGTGTAACGACACCCTTGTTAGTAGCTCTGAAGACTTGATAGCCTTGACCTTTGCGGTTCATTTCTTCGACAGACTCAAGAGCCCATACAGTGCCGAAACGATCACAGTCGTAGCTAGCTAGTGCAGTGTTCCACGCATCAGATACCTTTTTATTGGCACCAGACATGTAGATCTTGGCAACAGTGGGGTTCGCACCGGTGTCGTCTAAGTAAGCAACAGTGTGAACTGAAGTCTCGACAATATCGTGTACGGCCTCGTTTAAGCCATTGTCAGCAAGATGCTGGGTAGCAGCTGCTAGGCTTTCGTGATTGCCCTCGAAACCGCCGCCTTCTTCACGCTTCTTGAAGATGGTAAAGCCTGTCTCAAACTTGAGGTTAAGCACAAACATTGTTTCCCAGAACTCGCCTGTCAACTTATTGAAGACATGGCCCATTTCTAAGCCTTTGATGTGCTTGGAATCGCTTTTCTTCATCTCAGGACTCATTGCTTGCGCTAGAGCTAGGACGGGAATAGCCATATCGCTGGACGATACGTTTTCGTTACCTAAGCCAGTACCACCCATAAGGTGAGCAGGCATAACATCGGCAGGTTGGAATGAAATTACAGATTTTGAA